CAATACCATGATTGCAGACAAGCTGGCGCCCGTGGACATGCGCCGCAAGGCCGACACGTACCTGCAGCGCATCGAGCAGCTGGACCAGATCGCAAACAATGAGCAGCGCGGCATGAGCGAAGACGAACAGGGCGAATACGACAATGCCGTGACCGAGCACAAGCGGCTGCTTGAGGCGGCCGCGCGTGCCGAGACAATCCAGCAACTGCTGGGCCATGAGGACGTGGCGGACCCCGAAGAGATTGTGCCCACGTATGCCGGGCGCAATCTGAACCTGCGGCGCGATCCGCGCCACGCTGAGGAGCGGTCGATGGCCGCCTACATCCGCACCGGCGACATCAAGCCGATGCTGGACTATCGCGCGTCCAACCCGGTGGACATGAAGCTGTCCACGCCCACGTCGGCCGGCTATGCCGTACCCGTGGGCCATTACAACCGCATCATTGCCAAGCGCGATGAACAGAATGTCGCCGACAAGCTGGGCGTGCGCACGATCACCGGCAAGGGCACGACCGTGAACGTGATCACCGAGGCCAGCGACGTGAATTCGTTTGTGCTGACGCCCGAGCTGGGGCCAAAGGACAAGGACGCGCCGAGCCTGGGCCTGGTGGCCATGACGCTTGCGACCTATTCCAAGTACATCGACATCACCGAAGAGCTGCTGGCCGACGAGGATTCAAACCTGATGGCGTGGATTGAGGACTGGGTGGCGCGCGCCATGGCCAAGACGCACAACGAGCTGCTGATTGCCGCCGCCGAGGCGGGCGGCACCAGCGTGCCGCTGGCGGCCGGTCCGGTGACGCAGGCCGACATCCAGGCCATGTACACCGCATTGCCGGACGAATACGCCGACAACGCCAAGTGGCTGATGCGCCGCGCAAGTTTGAATGTGATCCAGACAATCCAGGGGCAGCCGTTTGTCTATCTGGAGTCGCCGCAGGGCAGCCGCAACGAGCTGCTGGGCATGCCGGTGGTGACCACGGCCGCCGCTGACCTGACAGGCGGCGCCGGCGCCAACCCGATCTTCCTGGGCGACTGGTACTTCATGGGCAAGCGCGAGAATCCGGCCTTCAATTTTCTGCGCAACCCGTACATCCGCGACATCCATGACGTGGTGCGTCTGCGCTACTTTTTCCGCGTGGTCTACAAGGTGCTGCAGCCCGAAGCAATCCTGAAGGGCACAAAGGCCTAATCCTGCGCGCGGCGGTGCAGGTACCCAGGCCGCCGCGCATTTTCTAACAGTGCAGTTGAGAAAAGGAGCTGAAAGATGGGTGTGTATCGAGCATTGCGCACGGGGCCGGTGATGGTGGGCGGCTATTCGCGCGACCTGGCCGAGGGCGATCTGCTGGAGGACCTGAGCGATTCGGACATTGAAACCCTGACCACGCACGGCTGGATTGAAGAGGCGCGCGGCGAAAAGTCCAAGGCCGAGAATGCCGAGGCCAAACGGCGCGCCGACGAAACGCGCATCACCGGCAAGGAATCGGACGCCGGCCGGCGCGCCGCTGACGATGACAAGACGCTGACCACCAAGAGCGTGGGGCGAAAGGACTAGCATGTTTCGCGCATTGCAAACCATGGTGATCGAGGTGGACGGGCGGCCGGTCGAACTGACAAAGGGCGAACCGGTGGAGCTGAACGAAATCGAAGGCACGGTGCTGGCCGCCAGCGGCTATGTCGAGCGCGTGGAGGATGACGCGCAGGGCGAGCTGTACCCGGACGATGATGACGGCCGGCGCCGCCAGTACAACGATGAGCAAAATCGCCGCCAGGGGCCGGGCAGAGGGTGATCTGGCGCATTGTACTGGCGCTGGTGTTTGCGTGCGCTGTCGGGGCTTATTCACGCCCGACAGCGGCGCAGACGCCGTTCCCGGAACGCGTGGCGGCGCGCTGTGCCGGCGAAGCGCGCTTTGCGCTGCAGGAATGCGCGTGCGTGGTCAAAAACCGGCTGTTGGGCGGCTTTACCGAAAACACGGTGCTGCGGCCGTTCTTTGCGCCGGATCAACCCGTGACGGCGGAAGAGATTGCCCAGGTCGAACGTGTATTGAATGGCTACTGGCCGTGTGATCCTCGAGTCTGGTATATGTTTTCTGTGCAGGATTGCCGGCGCCTGGGGCTGCCCGAAGGTGAGGCCGTGCAGGTGGTTCGTGGCCCGGGCCGCTGGCGAGTGCTCTTTTATGACAAGGCGGCGCTGGATGATTGAGCTTGTGCTGCAGATTGAGCCGACCGACCAGGGCGTGACGCTTGCCGAGGCCAAGCAGCATCTGCGCGTCGAATTTTCCGAGGATGACGCCCTGATCGAGGCGCTGATCGTGGCGGCGCGCCAGCAAATCGAGGAATCGCTGGTCTGGCGTTCCTTTACGCCGCGCACCTACCGCGCCACCTACGACTACTGGAATGGCAGCGAAGTCTATTTGCCCATGCCGCCGGCGGTGGCGGTGCTGGCGGTGGCGGTGGTGGATGACGGCGTGCCCGACGTGGTGATCGACCCGGACGTTTACGTGCTGGATGTGGGGCTGGGGCGACTGCGCTTTTACGGCGAAGGCACGGGCGGGGCGGCCGGGCGGCTGCGCGTGGACTACTCGGCCGGATATGCGACGGCGCCGGGCTGGGCGAAAGCCGCCATACTCCTGCAGGTGGGCAACCTGTACGAAAACAGGGAGGCAGTGGTGGTGGGCGCCGGCGTGAGTGCAATCGAAATTCCCCAGGCGCTGCAGGCGCTGACGCTGCCCTGGCGGGCGTATGCGCCGCAAGCCACGCACTGGAGCGTGCCATGAGAGCCGGGCGGCTGAACAAGCGCGTCCAGTTTCAGCGCCGCACGCTGACACAGGATGTAAGCGGCGCCACCGTGTCGACCTATGCGCCCTTTGCGACCGTGTGGGCGTCGGTGCGCACGCCGGGCGGCTTTGAGCGGCTGGCGGGCGAAGTCGAGTCGGTGCGCACGATTTTGACCCACCAGGTGCAGGTGCGGGCGGGCAGTGTGACGCCCAAGCCGTCGGACCGCATCCTGTGGAGCGGGCGGGTGCTGGAAATTTTGAGTGTGGCCGATCCCGACAATCACGGGGCGGGCTATTTGCTGAACTGCACAGAGATTGTGGACGCCTGACATGGCACGCAAGCAACGCACGAAAAATATCAGCCTGACGTGGTTCGGTGATGACATTGCCGCCACGATCAAGCAATACGAAGAGCCGGGGCTGTGGGCGATGGGCGAAGTGATCCTGGAGGACGCCAGGAGCCGGGCGCCGCGTGCGAGCGGGCGACTGCGCGCCAGCGGCTTTCTGCTGTCCACCAAGCGCAGCACGCACCACCGGCAAAAGGGCGACCGGCGCCGCATGCCGCCGCCAAAAGCCGGCACGGTGCTGGTGGGCTTTGCCAGCTGGTACGCCAACCTGTTTGAAGATTCCGGCGTAAAACGCCACGCCATTCCCTATGTCGGGCGCAGCGGCCGGGCGCGCAAGCGCAAGGTGCTGCAGATCGAGGGGCTGGGCTTTCGCAGCGCCGTGATGCATCCGGGCATGAAACGGCGACCGTTTCTGGCGCCGGCGGTGGACGCAACCAAGGACGAGGGCGCCGAAGCATTTGCGCGGTTGGTGCGCGGCAAGCTGGAGCGCGAGCAATGAACAAGATTGAGGCCGCCATTTTTGAGCGCATGAAAGAGCTGGTAGCGGTGCCGGTCTATCTGCGCGAGGCGCCGCAGGAAGAGGACGACGCCTGTGTGGTCTTTGGCCTCAGTCTATCCAGCGACAACGAGGGCACGGCGCCGGTGTGGGCGGGCACGATTGCCGCCAGCACTTATTCCAGCGTATACGCCGAGGCCGGGGCGCTGGCGGCGCTGCTGGCGGCGGGCATGGAGGGCTGGCGCTATGGCGCCACCGGGCTGCGCATCGGGCCATGCACGCGCGTGGCCAGCGATGCCAGCTATGAATCCGACTGGCAACTGTACAGGTCGACGCTCAACTGGGCGGCGCAAATTATCGAATGGGGGGCATGAAATGGCAGCATCTGACGTCTTGGTATCACCGGCGACGGTGTGGTATGCACCGGTGGGTACGGCGCTGCCCAGCCCGACCACCGTGCTGGCCGGGCAGGCCTGGCCGGCGGCCTGGAAGAATCTTGGCTACACGCTGGAGCCGACCAGCCTGAACATGAACGTAACGCCCTTTGACCTGTTCGTGCAGCAGCTGACCGTGCCGCTGCGCACGATCCGCACCGAAGTCGAGGCAATGCTGGAAACGGTCATGGCCGAATTCACGGCCGACACATTGAAGCTGGCGACCGACGGCACGGTGGTGACCACGGCGCCCGCCGCCGGACAATCGGGGCGCGACGAGATCACGGTGCTGGCCAGCAAGGTGGACGTAAGCCTGTTTGCCTTTGGCATCGAGGGCATCCGCGTGACCGACACAAACGCGCGGCTGCCGGTGCGCATTTTCATTCCGCGCGGCTCGGCGGTGATGAACGGGCCGATTACCTTTGCAAAGGGCGAAGGGATTGGCATACCGCTGCAGTTCAAGGCCTTTGCCGACAACACCGGCGTGGCCCTGATCATCCACAACGTAACGGCGCTGGCCACCGCATGATTGCAATCGGGGGCAT